TCATGGTTTCCAGGTATTAAAATTATTTCTTCATGCTCTAGTGCTCTAAGGAAGTCATACATCAAACACACTTCTGGCATAGTAGGCTTAGCTACATCAAGTAAGTCTCCACCAATTACCAATGTCTTTTCTTTGTACTCATTTAACTCTTTTGCTAGTAGCATTACTCGATTGTGTTGCCACTCACTAGGTACGTTCTTTTGTCCTAATTTTATGTGAATGTCGGCTACGAAAATATGATCCATGTAATTCCTTAAAAGAAGGGTGACTTTCGCCACCCTCTTCGAACTAATTAGTCTTCTAGTTCGTTCATTGCTTCTGCTGTCGCTTCTGCTTCAGACTCTGAGTTTTCCGCCGGAGCACCTTCTAGGTGAACTTTAAGACGAGCACGTTGGTCTTCTGCTGTTTCACGTGGGAAAATTTCAGCCATTGGTTTAAGGTCTTTAACCTTTTCCATGTACTCCTCTGAAAGAGGCTCAGATACAAAGCTGAATGGGTCTACATCGTAAGCTACGTTGAACACTTTAGGGCCAGTTTTCTTACGCTCTACTGTAATCCAGCAACCTTTCTCGTAGCTAGTTGGGTTGATTTTTTGCTTTTTAGCAAACTTGATGATATCTTGTAGCATACCTTTCTTAAGAGTTAGTACCTCTAGGTTGCCTGTTGCTTCGTTTAATACTTGGCAACGGTATCCCCAACCGCAACGTAAGTCATTACCTTTACCATCCTGTAGGTTAAGCTCTTTAACAGGGTCTGGTAGGCTAGAATTAAACTTCTCTGTGTTACGATCGAACTGCAAGCATTCAAATGAGCGGTCGTCGCCAGTTGCCCCTTTCACCCAGTAAAAGTAACCTGGTAGAATGTCACCAACAATACGGAAACGGTTAGTGCCGTCTTGTAGTTTCATGTAAGTAACTTTAGAGCCTTTTTTAGCTTCGCCTTGTAAATCGTCAAATGATAGCATATGTATTTATTCCTTATTTAAAATAATTTCTGTTTCTGTTATAGTGATCAGGGGGTTGGTTTCTAACTCCCCTAGTTTAATCCAGTTTGGGATAAGCCCTCTACTGAGTGTTTTTCTTTGAGACTCTGCGTAGTCATCATAGTTACGTAACGCAGCAAGTCCTAAGTATTGAGCCTTATGTAAGGCAGAAGCTTTAGATTTAAGTAAGCCCTCTTCATTTATTAGGAAATCGTTGCCACGTCTGTTTTTTGTTAGCTCGAAAGCTCGCAGTATTTTCTTAGGCATTCCTGCACCTAATATGTAACAGTATTCATAATCGAAGTATGTCATTTTGTTTAATCCCTCAATTTGAAAAGCCATTATATACATAATATATCGAAATGTCAAGAAATATTTTAATTTTATTTGCACTACAGGGTATCTAGATTGTTAACCTTTCCAAATACTTCTGTGTTTAAAACTCTGCCACAATCTTCGCAGTGAGTTATTTTGCTTATTATTTTCTTACCTGATCCAGATAAGCCACCGTTGCTCAACTTGGTTACGGTATTGTTATGTTCGCAGGAGGCCATTTTCTGTATAAACTTCTCTATACCTGTAGATAGTATTTGCCAATACTTTCCATGGTCTCGCATGCTAGGGTCTACTAAGTCTTTAGAAACCTCTGCAAGTATGAGGTTAAGTGTAGCGTTAGCTAATTGTTTGCTCATGTTGTTTCACCAAGTCCAGCATTGCCGCCCTGCTCATTTCTTTAACTTCCCAGCCCTCTCTTGTATACAGAGCTTTCCTGTTATAGAACTGTCTTCTAGCTGTCTCACCCTCTAGTCTTATATCTACCACTATAGGAGATAGCTTAACATCGGCAGGTCTTTGAACCCTACCAATAAGCTGTTCTAGTAGTTCTTCGGAACTGATCAAAGAACCTGCAACTAGAGCAGATAGTTCATTAAGGGATACACCCTCAGAGAATATAGACTGCGTTGCACATAGTGATAATGCCTTTCCTTGTTTAACAGCATTCATGACTATCTCCCGCTCTTCAGCGGTGGCGGCCATATTCTTAGCTATTATTAAACTATAAGGTAACGCTTTGTGAGCTTTTTCTAAAAACTCCACCCTATCTGCAACTACTAAAACTCTGTGCCCTAGTTGCTCCAATATCTTAGTTATGAAAATAACATCACTTAAATGTCGTGGGTCTTCCATAACTGCGTTGGCGCGGCGTGCCCACGGAATCATAGAGTTGGATGGAATTTGTACTGCTGACCTATAAACCCACACAGTAGGCTTCATACGGTTTTCATCTTTACCAACAAACCTCTTAGAACCAAAGAAGTCGTTAAACAGTACGTGTTTACCGTCTCGTCTGGTCAATGTACC